CTCATCAACAAAATGTTGATAGTCAATTAATAAAGTTTCGTCAGTCATATTGTATCTCCTTCAAATTTTAATTCAGTATATATTATACCACGTTATACTCACTGTGTCAAGAGAGAATTACGCTTGATTGCGGCACTTGAATGCCAGTAGTCTGAGTTAACCAACCCTTTGCGATTTCAGGCATTGTTTCTATAACAAATGTGACACAGGTCTTGTTGAACTCTAGTGTAGAATCAATCTTCACGCCCGTCATACAAACTCCATCAACGAGCGCGACACCCTGTTCATTGACTTGCACCAAACGGGGTCGTTCTACAGTATAATTGTTTTCATCAGTTGAGATTAGTCGGCCGATGACTTCTGCTCCGTTTGTTAGAACTAGTGTTACAATTTTATTTTCCATCATGTTTCCTTTCTATGTGATTGGAGAAGATACACTTCTCATTAGTTATAAACAGTATACAGTATAAACTGGAGATTGTCAATAGGTTTTTATTCATTTTACTGCAATTGCACCTACGAACATATGGTTTCTCCAAAAAGGTTGGACATCCACAAACCCAGCAGTATATAACATATCACTCAATTCATTCCAAGTATTTGGTTTCATCATATGTCGTAATGTTCTTTCTTTGTCCATAATATCTTCTGTATCAAAAGACTTTCTCTTATAATCATAATAGTTAAAGGTAAGCATATCTTGGAATACTGCATTTTCACAGATTGTCTTTTCTGAAAAGATAAAGGCCCCTCCATCATTTAACCCATCATATATAGTTTTTAAAACTGTAAGTCTATCTCTCTTTGGCATAAACTGTAAAGTAAAGATAGACGTTACAAGAGATGCGTTTTCAATAATTGTCTCACGAATATCCTCTAACCGAAAGTCTACTAAAGCCCAAGGATTTAGTTGGTTGATATTCTCTTTGCGTTTTTCTAAATCCTCAAAAAAACCTTCGGCAATTTCAACTCCAATGTAGTTTGCATCATAACAATGATCTTGGTTGGACTCCAACATACGTTGCGTCAGTTTACCAGTTGAACAACCTATGTCATAGACATTAGTTCCATCCTCAACAAAATAACGAGACATTGCAATTACATCTTCTAGAAGATTACCATACCCCCGAATACTTTTTTCGATATGTTCATCAAAACCTTCTTCTCTATGTGCAAATGTAAAATCAGCCATTATACTTCTCCAATACTTTTTCATAAACGGATGTTGCAATCGCCTTCATCATTAGTGGCGGCACCATTCTACCAATACGTTCTGCCTTTTGATTCCACTTACCCGTAAGTTTGAAATCATCTGGTAGAGACATAATTCTTTTCAATTCACCTAGTGTTAACTTTCTTGGTTCAATCCAATGGAATGCACCAGCAGTTGTATCTGCACTACCCATTGCAGTCAGAGTTGGAGCTGGTGCATATTGTGACACACGTTTCAGATTGAAGTGATGTCCTTTAGGGTGATAATCACCACCAGTGAGAACTTTATCTGGGTCAACTGGCATCTTACTTCCTGTCTGTTTCCAGTATGCAGTATTAGTAAACTTGTCTGTTAGGTACTTCACCTCTTCTGCATCATATTCCAAACCAACCATCACATCCTTAACAGGGATAACTATATTACTTGGGTCTGGGAATAGTGTTGATAATGTCATAAAGTTTAATCCAACGTCAGACAAAACGTCTTGTCTAATCGCAATAAAAATAACTCTTGTTCTAGTTTGTGAAACACCATAATACCGACTATCTAAAACTTGTGCAACCACCTCATATCCAATCTCTTCAAATGTATTAAGAATTTTGTTGAAATATGTCTTGGCCTCACCTATCGTCAATCCTTTTACATTCTCTGCAATAATTACTTTAGGTTTAATTTCTTCAGCAACACGCAAGAACTCAAAGAACAAGTCTTCAATGTTTTCTACTGTCTTCCCGTCAGAATAGTTTTTAGTTTGATTCCAACCATCAGAATGTTTACCACTTACCTTTTCGATTGTAACATTACCAAACAAGTCTATACGTTCTTCTTCATGTATATTGTGTGATAACTTACCAGCCACAGAAAATGCAGAACATGGTGGCGAACCATCTAGTATGTCAACTTCACCAACTTTTAGTCCACTTGCGTCAAGAAAATCTTTACCATTAAGTTTTTTAATATCGCCTGGCAGAATATGTGTTTCTGGGTAATTTTCTTTATAGGTTTCTTGGGCCTCTTCTACGAATTCATTTACTACTAGAACTTTACCACCAGCCAGACGATAACCAGTTGAACTTCCTCCACCCCCAGCGAATGTTGATATCACAGTAAATTTGTTTTGTGCAGACGCATCATATACGTCTTGTAGGTTATAAGGTACATATTTCATACAAAAAACTCCTCTAAAGTGTCCTTACTATTTAGCGTGTTCCAATCTCTACATATGTCCATTATTCTACTTCTATTCTTAAAGTTTACTTTTGGATCATCTATCAATGATTCGAATAACTCTATTATACCACAATCTATCTGTAAGTTCAAGTGTTTTTTTACATTTCCTACCAACTTAAATTCATTAAATGCATCTCTCACATGATGTTTTTGTGTGGGCTTATTCAGTTCATCCCAACTTTTACTATAGAAAAAGTTCTTGACACTATCAGTTAAGTATGGGGTAATAAACTTTTTATTGTGTATATCTGCAACATTCTTATGCCAGTTGTAACCAGCACACATATCTGGTTTAAAGTAGTTATCTCTAAACTTGTCAAACAATTCTTGTGTGTGTTTGAAATGCATCATTGCTTTTTTACTGAGACCGTAATACCCATCTGCCGCCCAGCCAGATAAAACTTCTGTTTCTTTAATCTCTGGATACACATATAAGAATGGATATACACACTCAAAGTGCGTTTTCTTTCTGCAATCTAATTTTACTAGTCTATGAAAATCTTCAACTAAATTATTAGTTGGAACTTTGATGCCTGTAAATTCCCACTTACAAATTTCAGCAATCTCTTTAGCCTTCATATAGTCATATGACTCATGTGTATCTAAACAGAAACTATATGCGTGAATTGTTTTACCAAGTCTTTGTGCAGCAAATGCTACTGAGATGGAGTCTACACCACCGCTCAGTAGCACTGCAACATTTTTATCTGAAACATTGTTATTAATATGTTCACATAACAAGGTATCAATCATATGGGAAGTTGAGCTCCACTATTAACTATCATCTTAACTGCACTATTCGGATTGGTTTTACCTGTCATTTGCATTATTCTATCCCCAACAATTTCATATATTCCAGTTCCCTTTTCCATTATTGTTCTTTTTACATTTTCTGGATTGTAACCCAAATATTTTATAACCTCTTTTGGTAAAGTTTTTTTATCTGGTCTTGCAAAACTGTAAGGCACATCATTAACCCATCTTAAAATATCTGGATGTTTAAATGCCATAATTGGATTTGCACCTAATTCATTTGCAACCTCAACAAATAAATGTCCAGAACCTTTTTTTGTATCTTTAGTTGGGTCTATTGCAGCTGCATACCAATTTTGTTTAATCATTGTTCTGGCAGTATCTCGGTCTACATTATATTTTTTCATATAATTTGTGGTATCTCTGTACATAAAGACTTGTAATGAACCTAGTAATGTATCTGCACCATCACCTTGAACTAAATCAAGTCCACTTACATCAACCTTCTCCATACACAATCTAAATGTCAAATAGTATACCATATTAAAAAGACTTTTGATATTTTTTCCCTTGCACAAATGTATATTATCCATAACTTCTTCTAATGTTGTGAGAACAAGATTGTTATTAATACCTAGTTTTTGCGCTGTGTCTTGAGACACTTTTACATCATCAGTATCTTTTACACAACCAACAGTGATTGAGTCTTTTAATCCAAAGTATTCTTTTAGGATACAACCCAACAACATAGAATCTACACCACCAGATAACATCAAAACTGGCGGTTTATCTACAAATTTAATATCTCTAGCTATAATGTATTTCAAATCATCAACATACTTTTTACTAGAATCTTCGTATGAATCAAATGTAATAATTTCTCTCATGTAAAAAACTCCTCTAAATTATCGTTTGCATTTACTTAATTGAGTACGTTTATTTTACCACTATTTAGCAGTAATGTCAAGAGGTTTATCCAAAAAAGTCTTCTAATGTTGTTTGTGTCCCATAAGAACGATCTATATCCCATCCAATCTGATTCATAATAAAAGTCAAAGGTTCAA